TTACAACATCTTTGCGTTCAGCATAGCGATTTCATCCTTGTCCTTTTCACTCATCCATTTTGAATAAATCTCATAAACCATCCTCGCATTTTCATGTCCCATCTGGGTTGCGATAAACGAAGGATTTGCCCCAGCAGATAGGGTCCAGCAGGCATATGTGTGCCTTGACTGATAGGGCACCCGATTGCGGATCCCCGATTTCTCGATGCCAACCTTCCAACTGTAACGAAGCGCATTTTTGGAGTAGTACGGGTTCGGCTCTTTTGAGTTTCTCAGTGGGCGAAAAACGAACCGCACCTTCTGGTGTTCCATGCTGGCGTATTCCCGGCGATGGAAAATAATCTCGGTTTTATTATCTTTCCCGGTTATCGCAAATTGAGCCTGTAGAGCATCCAGTGCGGGTTTAAGCAAGGTTATCGTTCGTACCCCCGCGTCTGTTTTTGGCGGCCCAAATTGGTCGTAGTTGTTAATATTACGGTGTACATGGATCGTTCCTTTCTTAAGATCCACGTCATCCCAGCTTAGCGCGCAAAGTTCACCGTGACGCATGCCAGTATAGAAAGCTACTACCCATAGATTAACCATGGCTTTCGGAACGGCCTTAATTAGCTCTGCATATTCATTCTTCGTTAATGGGTCTGGCGCTTTTTTGGGACGTTTCAACATGGTGATTTTTTCAAAAGGGCTATGGTTGATGAAGTTGCTATTTTGGGCGAATTTCATCATGGCGCAGAGTATACGGATTTGCTCGTTGACTGTTGCAGGCGCCCGGCCTGTTTTGTTCAGGTGAGGGTACTTCTCGTTAACCACAGGACCAGTCAGGAGTATTTTACGATAGTTGAGAATATCCATCTGCTGGATTTCGCTAATTAGCGTCGAGGGTCCTATCAGGCGGGTCAGTGTGGAAATGGTCGATTCCAGGTTACGCATTGAAGCGTGCGTAATATCCAGTTCTTTCGCGTCATGGTAGGCAGCGCACAACTCTTGGAATGTGTTAATTCTCAGCGTGGAATAATATTTCTTTGCGGTTCTGGAGTCAGGGAACTGCGTTAAGTAGTCGAAGACGCCGAGCTGAATTTCACTATGAATTTTGGCACGTAAGTGGCCAGCCTTTTTGATATTTGCATTATTGACGACCCAGCCTTTCAGCGTTTCGCGGCAACGGTTGCCGCGGTAACTAAAGACTATGCGAATCTTACCATTATGGATTTCTACCCCAGTTGGGAATAACAAACTACGCCTCCTGCACGAACTGATTGATCTGAGGGTAGTTGTACCAGACTGTGCAACGGGGTGATTTTCCATCCCCCAAAGTCTGGAGAACTTTTTTAAAGTGGACTCCTTCTATCCAGCGATGGTTTCGATAACCACCGACCTGACGCTTCGATAGCCCAGTTTTTTCGCACAATTTGGCTTCAACAACCCACTCTTCGTTGAAGACGATATTCGGTGTGGTAGACATGGTCTGTATCTCGTGTTTTGCCCGCCCAGGGCGCGCAAAAGCCCAGACCGTCGGATATGGTCTTCTCCGGCGGAGTTTAATCAGGCTGGTGGCGGTAGGGCGGGACAGTTGGTGGTGGGGTTAAATATTTCTAAGTGCCCAGGCAATCGCGAACGCGATGCCTACGTAGGCAAAGGCTTCAGGCCAGTTCATGAGATTGTTCGATCCTCAACGTTTTTCAGGTCATTTTCTGCGAAGAGAAGGGCGGTGATTAAAAACCAGCAGTAGCGGGTTAGTAGTGCGGGTGCGTTAAGGATAACTACGACTAAATGAGTGGCGGGGTTCACTCCCCGCCAATGCTCTTAGCGTTGTTCAACTTCATAGGATAAATCAGTGCAGCCTGTCATTTTTGGAGATCAAATCTACAAAGCTGACCTGCGGCTCTTCGTCTGGCTGTTTTGTCTTCCCCAGCACAGCAGCACTACTCAGGTCTTTATCAGCGGGGCTGTTTAGTTTTGCCAACTGGCTCCTTAGGGATTTCATTTCGATTTTAAGGGCGGCTATTTCATTGGCCGTTTTTTCTCCAGTCTCTTCCCACTCTTTGACAAGATTCCGGCGGACTTTCTCGTAGTCATCCTGCAACTGACGCTTTATGTCATGGATTTTTAACTGAACAACTATGTTAGCAGCGCAAAAAACGAATACGCTTAAGGCTACAAAAGAAAAAATCAGTACGGCTATGTCGTTAATGGGCATGAAACCTTCACCCTCCCAATGTAAAGACCGTATAAACTTAATGTATTTACATTAAGACCATTACTCCTTTGACTTGTTTCCACTCTCGTTAGCACTGGTTCGTTCTAACTCCCACTGGACATCTCTCCCCTGGTACTGTGGCATTACCTCACCTTTGTCTACACTTGTCACAACCTTGTATGACTCGTTTTTCCATAGCCCAGTCTGCGGACAAATCTGACCGGAGGAACTCGATGAAGCCGGTGGCCTGTAATAGATTCCGTCATTAGTGCTGTACAAACTACCGAATCCAGAACGATTTATTGAATTAACCATGATAACCCTACTTTAATAACCATACTTACTTACATAAAGCGGCAGTAAACTCTGATTATTAACAATTTCATAGCCTAAACGAGATCTTTATCACACTAATTCCATCAAGGAATACCGCAGATTTGTCGATGGATAAACACGTTTTATATTGCATGCTGTGCCAAAATTATCTTCGAAAAAGTAAAATCCAGCGCACATCCAAACATTCTGTTATCGCCCCATATGGGGCGACCTCTATTATCAATATTGATTGTCAGTTGAAGATTGATCATCGGTGTAATAAATATCGTTATAGTTATTAACCAGCTCAGAAACTGTATCGTCCGAAACCAGAAAACGTACGGAAACTCCTGATATATGTTTATCCTCATTACCAAGTATGTAATCAAGAGTCACCGGACCTGTAAGATCTCCACACGCACGATCATTTGCAATCATACACGCAACCGTTGACATCTCAGAACCGTCTTCACACGGCCAGCCAACCAGCTTCTTATCTTCAGGTGTCAATACCATGTCAATGTTGCAATAACCTACCTCGGAGCCATCGGGTGCAGTTCCCTTTTCGACACCGGGAGCGACAGCAGTCCATATCCATCCATCCCCTGAAACGGGTGCATTAGGGTCTGTTGAAACCCAATCGGTATTACTATTTAGGGATGCTGACTGATTAGATGGCGCAGACGTACTTGCTGCTTGTTCTAACTGAACAGCCTGAAAGGAATCCTTTCCTGTTACATTATTAGTAATTCCTGATGTGTACGGCCCAAAACTAGAGAATCCACTTGAAATTTGCACACTCATATAAACCATCCATATATTAAAAATAATTAAACTTTATTATTCATTTCTTAATAATATTCAATGCAATTTATTCTGAGCCTCAGCCTCCCTTAATGTCAATGCCAGCGGAGGCAATTCAGGCAAATAAGTTGACACCGTCATCTGGGCGCTTACACGGTAAATAAATACCGAGGCGCGGTCATAACAAAAGGGAGGATACGGTGGTATTTGCGTGGTCGTTCGCGCAACCAGGTCAGCTTTCCGGGGGAGTAAATGGATATGTCATCGATGGGGAAAACGGTCGCTATCTTCCGGATGGTCTGCTGCATGCCGGTTTCAGCTGCGTGATCCCAGACGGCGGTGCGGCCGCTTTCCTCTTTCACGATGCTATTGGGCGGACAAATTCGGCATAGACGCCATCTTCGCCGTCAAAGATAGAGAACAGAAACCAGCCATCACCGTCCGGCGGCGTCGGATCCCATTCATTCATGGCTTCAAAATTCTCCAGACAGCGTACGTACAGGGCATCATTCTGATCTTCCAGAGTAACAATCTTCTGCTCCAGAGCATGTGACATAAACCAGTCGGTTATCTCGGCTGATGGTGTGCTTTCATCCCAGTCGGGTTGAAGAGCCGCTGCGGGATGTGTCCAGTAACCGACGTCACCGCGTTCCACCGGGGCGGGGCCAATAGGCAGATAAAGCAATTCTGCCAGCCTTTGTGATATGACAGAGTCAATGCAGTGGGATAGCGCCATCAGGTCGAGATGATCCAGTTGCTGGATGCGGCCTGATTCAGAGAGTTTATTGGCGAGTGCAGACTGCAAATCGACAACTTCAGTTGCCCTAAGTTGGTTAACAGCGTTGTCCAGTATCAGGGTTGGGACCAGCTTTTCCACGCTGTCGGCCAGCGTGACCGGGGAAACAGGGGCGGAGTTATCTGACAGCAACTTAATTACTTCGGAAACGGCATCCGACTGTTTCCTCGCATGCTGCCGGATGAGATCGTATTCTGCGGCCAGCGTGAGTGACTGCTGGTGCTGCTGCTCTGATAGTTCGCGTTGAACCTGCCAGCGTTTGACCAGTTCTTTCAGTACAACACCGGTGTCACTATATCCAGCCAGTTTCTTAGCTGTTTCGATGATTTCAGCGTCAGTCTTGTGTTGTAAGCTCATAATTCCTTTCTTTTGGTAGAAGTTATTTACTCAAATAGGGGGTAGGGTTATCACTGTTTGAGTAATAAAATGTGAATGGTGGAAATAACTATCGCTATTTTACTGAGGGCAAACCCGATATATTAATCGGTTGAATGATTTAAAGGATAAAATAATGAAAAACCATATCCCGCTGAATGAAGGACAGGAGTTGTTTGGTCGAGACTTGAATGCTTATCAGGAGGGGAGACCTGATTATCCTTTACATATATTTGACCTATTGAATGAACATTGCGGTTCAGAAACTCATCGACAGGTTTTCGAGATTGGACCAGGGACGGGGCAAGCAACTGAGCATTTGCTCGATCTGGGATATCAGGTAAGCGCAATCGAACCAGACCACCGTTTGGCAATAAGATTAAAAGAACGGTTGGCCAGGTATTCCCAGGAATCGTGTACAATAATCAATTCCACTTTTGAAGAGGCTACGCTCCTTTCTGGCTACTTTGACCTTGGTATTGCCGCCACATCTTTCCACTGGATTGACACCGTGAAGGGGCTGGAAAAGGTACATAAGCTTTTGCGCCCCGGAGGGTGGTTTGCCATGTGGTGGAATGTTTTTGGCGATCCAAATAACATGGATGCCTTTATGCAAAAAACCAGTCATTTATTTGCTCCTCTGAGTATTAGTCCTTCACATAAGGCAGGTCATCACTTTCCCTATCCATTACAAAAAGAAGAAAGGATCAGTGATCTGTTAAAGGCCGGATTTACTGAGGTTATCAGTGAAGAGTTCAGATGGGAAAAAGAAATGAATGCTCGCCAGACGAAGCAACTGGTTTCGACATTCTCACCTGTTGCGCGACTTGGCGAAATAGAACGCGCAACATTTCTTAATGAAATAGTGAATATAGTCACTAAAGATTTTGGTGGGACTGTCACACGTAATTTTGTTACGGCTATTTACCTTGCGAGAAAATCATAATTCCTGTGCTCTTTTTTGTGATTAATGCGGACATGAAGTCTAATAGGCCGGTTATATAATGGAGGCCAATCAAATTTATGTTGCATTAGGTAGGCCAGTTTTCAGCCTGCCAGTCCTTAACTACGTTTATGCAGGCGGCATGCACCTGGCGCGCCGTGGCAATACCGAATCCTTTAACCAGATTGGAGAGTTCTTCCGGGGTGTGGCTGACTACAGTCCACAGGCTGTAAAGACCGGAGGTGTTAAGCAGGTCAAGCCACTTGTCCTGAAGGGGAAGATTGCTCAAAGGGGTTGCCATTGCCCACTCAGTACGTTTAACCAGGTGAGGGTGAGTGTCGCCAAGTAATTCGATGATCCGGCGGTTAAGAGCGACACCCAGCGCAGTGGGCCACGCATCTTTGAAATCGTTCAATATTGGATAGCGGGCGCGGCACCATTGCGTGACCGATACCAGAACAGAAACACCAGAGTTGCTTCGTATCTCAATATGCCAGTCAATATCCTGAAGCAGGTCAAGATGGAGATCACGATCTGAGGATCCCAGCGTCAGACGCCAGCCGAAGGTATAGAAGTAGAACTGAAGACCGCTGTCGTTGGCCGCCGGATACCAGACTGGCTCAACATCACCGTCAATGCGCTGTAGTCGTGCCCGTAGGTCTTCATTTTCCAGACTGAGCTCTGCGTTTTGTTGAATGGCGACCGCCAGGTTGGTTTTTGTCGTGGCCAGTTCGCCGCGGATCTTCCGCATTTCCTGCTTTTGCTGGTCGAGAAGAGTCGTTTTACTGGTGATGGTCTCCTTGAGACTGACTATTTGTGCTTTCTGGCGTTCCGGATTCAGCGACTTGAGCTGGTCATTCTGAGTCTTCAGCTGCCGCTTATCGCCCTGAAGGACGGCGATCTGTGCTTTTGCGATTTCCTCAGCGGCCCGCGCTTCTTTGGTGGTTAACTCCATGTTAGCAAGCTTTTCTGCGGATTCCGCTACCCGCAATCCCAGGTTGGTATTGCGATCGTCCAGTACCTCGCATTGCTCAACCAGCGTGTTGTATTCGTCAACCTGCTGGTTGTATTGCTCGATAACCATCACTTCTAACTGATCAGTTAGTGCGAGGGCGCTTTGGACAGATGCTTGGGCTGTACCGGAAGTCTGCTCGACTGCCAGCTCTAGCTGGGACCGGACGGGACGTAAGGAGGCGGCCAGCACGCTGGCAACCGTGGTTTCGGTATTCTCGGTCATAGGTATCTCGTGACTGGCGGCAGAAGCCGCCGGTGGTTAATCGTTGCAGGGGTAGCTGATATCTTCGGGATCGCAGTCGATGGCGATTTTGGACATGCCGTAGTAAAGAGACTGAACCATGCGTTCAAAGCGGTTAGGGGCTATTTCTTTGCTGGCAGGTTTTCCGTCCAGCACAGCTGAATAAACCTGTCCGAGCGGAATATTTATATCTTCTTGCCAATTATTCTTGGTCTGGAATACTTCTCCATCCCTTGTCGAGATGGCAATACGATACTGAAGGTCGTACTCGCTACGCGTGTGGAAACTGCTGCTTTCCCCAGGGGCCTTGTCGAAGAACAGATGATGAAATCCCTGAATGTGGTTATTTTCTTTGTAGATGACCTTCGGTGCTTCCCAGCCATTTTCAAAGGCTTCTTCATGATGGGCATCCATGAAGGCTTCCATAAAGTCAGACAGGAGGATCACTGGAGGGAAGTCATGCTCTTTGAGCGTATCATCCAGAAGAGTGCCAAGACGAGCTTTCATATCGTCTTCCAGACCGGCGCATTCCCACTGATGTTTCATACTTTCAGCAATGATGGCGTTGTAGCGTTTCAGTTCGAAAAGATTAGAAATGTCGCCCGGGAGCGCTGCTTTAACAGACTCTTTGACCAGTTTGGACATGCCGTCGTAGCGACCAAAACAATCATCAACAACGCTCTTGAACATCTTTTCAATGCCCACGTCGATCATCTCAATTGCTTTGGGAGAATTGGCGAACTCTGTCACGCGTTCACAGAGTAACTCTGCAAGTGTTTTCCCGGTCATACCTCTGCCTCCTTCATTCGGCGCTGACAGACGTCAACGCGGACGTTCCGATAATGCATATTGGCCTCAGAGCAGGGGTATTCAGTCGATTTCAACCAGAATGCCTGCGCTGTTTTGTAGTTCCCGCGCTGCTCTTCGCTGGCGGCGCGACTGGCAAGAAATTGCCCTTGCTCTTTCATTTTTTGGGCGAGTGTTTTCACTGGTGTTAACCTTCGTATTCTCGTAGTAACAGGTCATGACCCGGCTATATGCGATAACGAATCAAAACCGGTCGGTAGTGCGGATATATCGATATCCGCGTCGTCGCGACAATCCCAACTTCCGTAGCCGGGCCTTGGTTAGTGGCCTGTAGAAGATCATCAATAAGGAAACAGGGAAGGGACTGGCGCTGTTCGGTGTAACGCCGGATGGCGATGTCAGTAATGCTGTTAACCATCGCCAGGCGTGGGATGGCTATTTCGGGCATTATTTTCGCTCGAACTCAGCGATTGCTTTCAGGATGCTGATCTGGTGATAGCAATCATTTAATGGCTGGTGGATGCCCGGTAACAGCGGGACGGATTTAAGATCAAAACCCTTTGAACTCGCTGTATTGATACTGGACTGGACACAGTTAACATGCCGACGGTGCCATGGCATATGTTCAATACCCGCGTGGCGGAATGCGTTCTCCCATTGCGGAATATCAAAGCGGGCGGGCTTTGCCCAGATGTACACAGATTGGTGCAGATCGCCTACTGTTGGCGTGCGATCTTCTTCCCATACCAGTCGGCAGGCATCCATGATAAAGCGATAAAGTTCACCGCATGCCTGTTGGATAGGTATTGTTTTATCCGGATCCTGGATAAAGACGGCCTGCTGTGTTTCCCACAATTGGTTCAGCCAGAAATAGACAGTGCCAACATCAACATGAGTACCCGGCTGGGGCTTTGCATCCATGCAAATCACTTTGGTATCCAGCACTTCGAACGTTTCCGGACAGAAGTGAACCAGCGCGGTTTGCACAATATGCGCGTTGGGCAGAACAGATAGCGTTTCGTTGTCCAGCATAATATGTACTGGTTGTAATTGTTGTTTCATTGGGGCCTACATCTGCATTGCGAAGTTGAGGAACGCCAACGCCAAAGCGCAGAGCACCACGGCGAACAGCACCGGCCAGCGCAACTGGCTACTTGCTGGCATCGTGTCAGGTAAACCAGAACGCTGGTTAAATCGGGCCTGAATGCGGTGGCGTGGTCGAAATGGGTCATTGATGGCGATGACTGGGCGAGTATTACGGATCGCCATTGATTTTGTTAACGCGTGAGTTTTCATGTATATTTCCTTTGCTCCTTACTCTCCGTTTGGGGCCAATACCATTCAAACTGCTAACCTTGTCTGGTATCTCGTGTAATCAGCGGTTTGGTCGCCGCTGGTTGGGATAGCCCCGGTTTGGTCGCCGGGGTGTTTCTCAATCTGTGAATTCCGAACTTCCATCCTTATGAATAATTCCAGCAACCTTCAGGCATTCAGGCTTCCGGTCTGCGTAAGCTGGCGCCACAATTTCGCAGGCGCTACGGGTTGGGTAGGTGTCAATGACTTCATCGGTGCATGGCTGACTCACCAGGCACGTAACAAGCAATCCCCACATAAAAACCTCAATAAAAAAGCCCAGCGCTGTAAAACGTTGGGCTTGGGTGAAACAGACTGGGTTACAGTTCCAGGCGGCGGGTAATCTCAGCAAGACGAATCCGAGCATAAGAAACTGAATTGCCGAGACGCTGAATGTTCACTGTCAGAGGCGACACGATGAGTGTCTTGGTTTCCTCCTGACATCTATCTTCAGCAGTAGGCGCCGGGCTGATAACAGGTTCCAGACGCTTACTCAGTTGGTCGATAGCAGAGTTCAATTGCGCGATATTATCCCACGCGGTGTTTAATGCGTTCTGAGTTGGACTCTCTTCTGCCACTGTGTGGCAGGCGGCATTTCCAGTCATAAGTGTCCCGCTAATTCCGTTCATTATTTGCTAACCTCTTTATTGCTGGTGGTGACGCTGTGTTGCGTCATGATTTTCAGGCCTAATTTGAAAGCAAGGTGATATTCCGCAACCGCACCGTCGCTGCCCTTCCAGCCATTGAGCATGTAGATGGCATCAGCACGCTGAAGCATGGACATACAAATCGACATGTAGTCGGCCTGAGATAGGCCATTAGGGAGAACGGCAGGATTGAGAGAGATATCACCAGCTTCTTTCAGCCTGTCAGCCGCGGCAAAGAATGCCGGACGATTGAAGTGGGGCCGGTTGGTCATTGGCCCCGCTATATACACCTTCATACGCTAACCTCGTGAAATTCAGGCATGCACACCCAACAAACCACCCCTGGTTCGTCGGATACGGGTATGCATGCCTCAATGACACAAAAAAAGTCTGATTTGACGTGGTATAAGTTTCGCCTTTCTTAAGGAGGGGTTATGTCACCTGATACAAAAGCGTTAGTTGATGCAATTGATAGTTTGAAACATACTGATTCATTTTTGAAGTCATATATATATCCACTTCTTCCCGCAATTATAAGTACCCTTGCTGGTTATTTTATTGCATTATTTAATTTTAACAGGCAGCAAAATAAAACATCAAATGACAATAAAGTGAAAGATGTAAATAAATTCCTTATCGAAGTTCAAAGCGCTTTCATATCATTGATTGAAGAAAAGAAAAAATATCAATTTCTGATTTCTAATGACCCTCAACCTCAGAATAGGCTAGTTCAGATTAGGGAGATTAATACTGTTTTTCCAGACGTGGAACGTATTGAAAATATGGTTTTTTTAGGGGTTTCATGTCAAAACTCCGGATGGTCTGATATGTCGAAAATAAATCGCATGGTATGGGGCTATAAGAAAGTGGTCTCGCTGATTTCTAAGAGAAATGAGATTCGTAATGAAATATTTAAAAGGTTGAAATATGATAAGCAAAATAATTTGATTTATGATTTTACTCCAGTAGATGTACAGCCATATTACCAGGAGGGCATGAAAGTAACTGAAGCAATGATTAAATCTATCGATGACGTACTAATTGATATGAGTGATTTTCTTGATAATATCAACATATCAATAAATATTGCATTACCTTTGAACTCGGATGACATTATTCTTCCGAATCAGATGAGAAACCAAAATGATAACCTAGCTCTAGAAAGAATTTGTTCTCCAGATTTTGAAGTATGGGCATCTTTGATTTCAGGTAATGCAGCATTGATAAAAGAAGCATATAAAAATAATAACTTATATTAAAATAACCGCATTTCGTAATCCGGCGCGGTTTCTCCGTTAACGTGGGAAGGCCGAATCCCCTTACTTGCACATTAAGCCGACACATCCCGGAGGACCGCCTTCGGGATTCTCGTACCGTCGACACCCTGGCATGTGCCAGACCAGCAGTCCATTCGGGCTGTTAGTTCTATCGACCTGTCCACGTTGTTAAAGAGCAAGGGCTTGCGCCTTGTGATAAATATTGCACCTTAGGCGCATCAAAAACAACACCAAAAGTGCAAATGTGATTTTGAATGAAGATATCATCTTGAAAAATAATTGAAAATAGTTAAAGGATGGGGTGTATGGATAGTGATTTACTGGTGAATAACATTCCTTTCAGGGCTTTGCTAAGTCCATCGGAAAGCAATGCAGCCAACTTTTCAGGGTCGGATGAGCGGCAGGTTATTTCGATACAGCTACCTCTTGTGGAATCGTAAAGGGCTGTACGAATAAGATAGCGCTCGTTTAAATCTTTCAATATCAACATGTTACACCTCCGTATAAGATAAGTCCTATTCTAAGGTGATTTCAGGAATTTTTTTGACCAAAATGGTGGAGAATGTGTTCGTATTTTTTATGTAAAACAAGCAATTACAGAGTTTTAGCGGGGAAGAAATGTGAGCATCTTGATGGTAAATGTTTAACTGTATAAAAAAACAGTAATTAGTCAGAGGTGCCAGGTATGAATCTTTCCGGGCTCACAATTGCTGAAATTGGGTAAATTGCCCGAATATTATCCTTGTAAAGCATTGATGGACGGTTCGATGTGTAGTCACTAACGGTATAACCTGATCCTGAATCCAGCATCAGCATGGTAATGAGGGGCTGGCTCTCTTCCTTGAGTAACACGTATACATCATCACCAGGTTGGCAGGCTCTCCCTGGTTCTACAACTAGAAACTCACCCGATTTAACACGTGGCCAAAGCTTGGTACCAATAATTTGTACACCAAAAGCGGAAAGATGAGTGTTGTCCAGACGTAAGTAACCCCCTAAAGGTTCAGTGCTAACCTTGCCGTCATCAGTGATTACTTTTAATCGTACTGGTACTCGTTCCTGTAGCTGGCTTCCTGATAGCGACAATTGCAACGATTGAGATTGCTGTCTCAGCTCTTTATCAAGCGACGGACTTATGTCAGAAACATCAACCTGAAGAAGCTTGGCTAGTGCGGATACCGCTTTTGTATTCAAAGAGTTACGGCCATAGAAGTAGTGCCCCAAGGCAGAAAGACTGATATCCATTTCATCAGCAATTTTCTGCATTGTGAGGTCCAGACTCTTTTTCTTTGCTTCGTAGATGCCTTTCAGTCTTTCGGCATCAGCAATTTGTTCAGATGTTAATTTTTTCTTCTGCATAAAATCATTTTATACCATTGGTGCACTTGTTTAATGCATCTTAGGTGTTGTCATGATTGCACTAAAAATGTAGTCTCTTCATAGGAGGTGCTATGAAAAAATCATCGCTTAAAGATCTAGTGAGCAAACATGGTGAGCTTAGCCGTGTTGCTCGAGGTTTAAACATTCAGCCATCTGCTGTGCAGAAAGCCGTTAACTCTGGCAGAGATATCACCATTATCGAGTACAAGAACGGGAAAATGGTTGGGCGTGAAGAACGCCCGTTCCCCGCACCAAAACATGCCCGCTGACCACGGGTTTTACCCACGAAACCAAAACACGAGATAACCATGACCAAATCTATCCTTGAACGTCTGCCGCAACGTCGTAATCGCGGTGTAACCCCGGATGACATGCGCACCGAAGACATGCGCTGTCGCGTTACTCCGGCTCGTCGGGTTGCTGTTGATGCTGTGGCCCGTAAATGCCGGGATCACGGCGTTTCTCATAAGTCCGATGTAATGAACTTGGCGCTGGAGAATCTGGTTTATCAGTTGACCAGTTGCGATCCTGAACTTGCTGAAGAAATCCGCCGCGCGCTTAAAGCCGAGGCACTTCCAACCGATCACTCATGGCTTGCTGGTGGAGAAAATGAATAACAATGCTCGTTCTCTCGAAATTGCCCGTCAGGTTCTTATCCGGCGCGCCCGCGCTGCTGGTGGAGAGCCAGCTGTCCAGGCGATGCTTGATCGCCTGACCGCAAATTACTCGCTGATCCAGAACAACGGCAGCGACAAAAAACATTAAGCGTGCCGGGCTTCCACCGGCACCGTGCTGCGACCAACAGCACTCGGTTAGCAATTGAATGGTAACTCTGTCCCTGTCTGTGAGAAGGGACAGTAGGGCGAACTATGAGCCGAATATTTGATATTGTTCAGTCACTGACTGGACAGAAAAACAATCTGGTTGTCCCCAGGCAGTTTCTGCGTTTCTTTGCCGGAGACCAGCAGGCATATCAGCTTGCGGCAATTCTGAACCAGATCATCTTCTGGTCTGGGTATTCAACGCGTGAAGATGGCTGGTTTTATAAAACTCATGAAGAACTGGGAGAGGAGGTCGAACTCAGCTCTGATCAGGTTCGTCGTGTCGTCGATAAATTATCAAAGGCCTATCTGGCCGGTATTCTCAGTACGGCGAACAAGCGCACGGCGAAGGGCGATAAGGTCAAACATTACCACCTTGATGGTGACGCTCTTATCGAAAAACTGTTCCCGGCCACGCCGTGTCCGGAGGAGAAAAAAGAGCCTGATTCGCCAGACGGGAATGGCGAAGTTGCCAAACCGGAACCGCATAACCGTCAGTCCGGAACGGCGGAAGTGCCGCTCCCTGGGTCTGGCGAAGTCGCCGTTCCTATTCTCTATACAGATCAATACACAGATCTAAACATACAGATCTTAAATTATCGTCCGCGCACAATTTCTGAGCAGACGAAGCGTTTTCTTGAACGCCATCCCGATGCTGTAGACGGGGTTTATACCGCAGGTGGCCGCTCATGGGGCAACCAGGATGATGTTGTAGCCGCTGCGTATATGTTTAAACGTGCGCTCAATATCAACGGCTCCCTTGGTGAACCAAACTGGATTGAGTGGGCAAACGACATACGCCTGCTGCGCAATGCCAGAAACGTCACCCACAAACAGGTCTGCGAGGTATTCCGCTGGGCCAACAAACATCATTTCTGGAGCACCAACATCCTCAGTCCGTCCGGGCTTCGCCGCAAATGGGACAATCTTGTCGCTCAGATGGGATGCCGATCAGCTGGCAGCGGTTCTGGTGGACTCGACTGGGATAATACTGACTGGGCTGAGGGGGTGCTGGGATGAAACACCTGATGCAGGCAATACAGAACTGTGACGGCAGGACAATCAGCCGACTGGCCGGTGACGCGCCTCAGCACACCCAGCGTGAAGAGCAGGCCGCTCAGGTATTCAACGACCTTTTTCGCCAGTTACGCGCCACTTTTCCGGCACTCAGCACGCACATCAAAACCCAGGATGACCTCGACGAATTTCGCCGAACCTGGATGCTGGCATTTGCCGAGAACGGGATCACTACCATGGCACAGGTGAACGCCGGAATGCAGATTGCCCGCCAGCAGGAAACTCCGTGGATCCCGTCGCCGGGTCAGTTCGTTGCCTGGTGCAGGGAAGGGAGCCTGCGGGTTGCCGGTCTGCCTTCTGACGAAGAACTGGTTGAGATTGTCCGGGACTACTGTCGCCAGCGTGGGTATTTGTCTTCTCCGGAGGCGTATGACTGGAAGCACCCGGCGCATTACTGGATGGTTACTGCGCTGCATGCCGGTATGCGTGCCAGCAACTGGACGGAAAAAGAATTGCTGGAAGGTGCGCGCCGGGAACTGACCGCCATGGCCGAGAAAATGCGCTGTGGAGAACCGATCCCCGAGCCGATTCTGGTACTCACTGAAAAACCGCGCCCGGCATTGTCGCGTGAAGAGGGTTTAAAACGCATCACAGAGATTCGCAATAAGTTCGGCCTGACCAGACGAATGAAGTAACACGAGAAATCGCGCCTGACCAGCGCACTTAAAGCAACAAAACATGAGGTTAGCAATGTTTAATCTGAAGAACCTGCGGTTATACCGCTTAAGCCGTGACGTTAAATTTGATACTGACTCACAGCAGGAAAAGATAAGTGCTATGCCATTCACACCTGGTGGTGCAGGGGGAATCTGCTGATGTATCAGATTATTTATGCTGATCCGCCCTGGTCATATCGTGACTGTGCTGCAGATGGTAAGCGCGGTGTTGGATTCAAATATCCGGTAATGCGGTTTGATGACATTTGCCGTTTACCTGTCTGGGATCTGGCTAACCCTGAATCTTGTCTGCTCGCTATGTGGTGGGTACCGACTCAGCCCGAAGAGGCGCTGGCTGTCATGAAAGCTTGGGGTTTTCGTCTGGTCACGATGAAAGGTTTCACATGGCACAAAACTAACCGGATTAAGGGTAACAGCGCTATCGGAATGGGGCATCTTACTCGTGCTAACTCTGAAGATTGCTTGTTTGCCGTGCATGGGCGCCTGCCTGTTCGACTGGATGCTTCGATCTGCCAGCACATTACCGCTCCGCGCGGAGAACATAGTGCCAAACCTGTGGTATTTCGGGAAATGTTACAGCGTCTGGTTGGCGATATTCCCCGGATTGAATTATTCGCGCGCGGCGACATACCTGGTTGGGATTGTTGGGGAAATGAATGTGACAGTAGTGTCCGGTTGATACGTGGCGGGTGGAAAGCCGATGCGCGCACTGCTTAACCCCATTATCATTCGTGAACTGGATCAGGTGATTCTGCGACCGGGTCGTTCGCTAATGAGCTTGTTTTACGGGCCTGTGATTATTGCTCCGGCTGGTGAGATGGAAGCCGGGCGTAAGCCCGGTTTACTGCCACAAGAACAGCCCTTACTGTTGGATCCTGCATTTTCATCATTCTGGATGGAGCCTGAAGTGCTGCGCGCCGCAGGTGGCTCAGTCCAGAGTTGGGTCAGAAAGTTTAACGTCTGCCAGTGGAACCATGGCGCAGATGAATATCATCACCAAGAACTTACTACGGCCAAGTACGAGCATTCAGGACTTTGCCTGTGCTGGCATCATGACCGCGTGCTGGTGGACCAGCCTCCAGCGCTGGTTGCTGATATTGCCCGTCAAAATGCGGCGCAATACATTCTTGAATCAGTTCGCTCGCATTTTGGGTACCCCGATCATCACATCGTTACTATCAGTGACATGGGTTGCTGGGCATTGGTTAAACGAGTTGCTGGTATCCTCCCTGACACAGTTATTCGTAAGTTGCTGTGCATGCCATCAGATGAGCCAATTAAACCTGTCTACCGCGAGAGCGAACTAGTAATAAACCCGCCAGATCCACTAGCAATAATTACAACTGCTGTCGAGGATATGCCGGTTCTGGTTGTCGCGATCGATGCTGACGCGCCAGCGCAGTACATGCGCCGTCCGAAAATTCCTCGTTGGGAATGTCAGGCGTACACTGACTGGGTTAAAATGCAGACGTGCTGCGGTTGCGGTGCAGCTGGAGACGATCCACACCATCTTGTTGGTCACGGGTTCGGCGGTACCGGCATGAAAGCAGGGGATTTCCACGTTATGTCCATGTGCCGTATTTGCCACCGGGAACTGCACGACAACGTAGCCATATGGGAGAGTCAACACGGTAGCCAACTGGAGCATATTTTTAGGTTACAGCACCGCGCTATGGGGCTGGGCGTGATTGTGGCAGGCAGCGAAATGGTAGGTAAGTTGCTCAAGTAAGGTTTGTGTCAAATGGGAGCAACGATAACCTAATAACCTTTTAGTCGTTGAAGGAGGAATCAATGCGGCCGTAGACTTCCGGCTTGACCACCTCTTTTTAGTGACCTCAGTTATGTTCTTTGAATGAGGTGAAAAGAGCCAGAATTCCTCACCTTTTGATCCCATTTTTTCTGGTTTTTAGCGATATTAACTGGAATATAGATAAAAATTGACATATGGTTATTTAGCTTAGCTACTAATCACTATTTTATAAATGGATGTTTTGTGAAAAAAAATATTACAGTAACTATTGATTCAAGCTCGTTTCCCAGCGGTCAAGTTCAGTACTATAATCCGCTTCTCAAAGTTAACAAAATCGATGTGAATTGCATGCTAATTCATACCGCTTTGTGGACTCGTCCCCCCAAGCTTACTGGTTTTCATTTGTCTGACTTCTGGGCTTGGCTAAGATATTTCCCTGCCTTTTCGAAAACTTCAAGTGACTTGCGACTTCGTAAAGAATGGAAAGACATAGATCCCCACCAAAAAACCATCTTAAGTGATGAAATAGGTGTTGGCTCAACCACGTTTACATTAATTGATACTCTAGGTTTTCAAGGGTTTATAGATGCAATTTATGTATTAGAGACATTGAATCTTACTCATCTTCTTTTAAAGAAATCTAAAAATGGTAAAGGTAAAACCCCTGACTATATTGGCTTGGATAATTTTGGAAGAGTTGTCGCTCTTGAATGTAAAGGTACGCAGAATAAAATAAAAGATTTACACAAAGCTATAACAAAGGGGGTGGATCAAAAGGAGAACTTGACAAAAAATCCGGCGGGTCAAATTAAAATAGGTCTGGTTGGTGGGGTTTTTATTCCACAGTTTGACAATCCTGAAAGTGCACTAATACACTTCCGAGACCCTGACTGGAATGAATTTAACAAAATTATTTCAGAAATCAATCCTCAGGATCTTACTAAAGCAATCATTAGAGGGGCAGTGATTAAACAATTATATCTCGCTGGTGCAAACAATTCAGCTAATGAGTTGTCAAATTATGTTAAAGGAAGCAATTTTGAATTTTCCCTTCGATCTATTAAGGAATTAGAGTCCTTTGAACGGGGAAGCGTGGTATTCAGTCACAGATTAAAACATCCAGCTGAAGGTGGGATCTCACATATAAAATTTAGTGCTAAAATAGAAAAAAATATTTTTGATGTCGTGCAAAAAGTAACCTCAAGTTACACTGATGTATCTGTGTTAATTAATCAGTTCAGTGTCACAGAGGAAAATTTTAACCGACGGCATGATGGTCATTCATGGAGCGCCTATGAGAGTGAAGATAGTGGGATGATCGTATCTCCACAAGGATTTAACTTTAAATTAAGTTATAAAACAAATAACTAGTTACTGCATTAAACTGAACTTATTTCATAAAGATTAATGAGATAAGTGTGTTGTAGAGCCGGCGCACTCACCCCTCCGTCTATAAAAACCTAATAATCAGCCCTTTGGGCTGGTTGGTAAGTGGGCAAAAGCTTGATTTCCCGGCCATCGCAGGCATGATCCTTATCTGCGCTGGGGGTTCTTGTTATAAATATTTTTTCAAAATCCTCTCCACATTAATTTTCTTGAAAGAGAGTCGGATATCTGGCGCGCTTAGGTGGTTTCTTCGATTAAAGATGCTGTCCACAAATTCATTTAACTTATACCCGATTTTCGCCTTTGCCAGACGGTCAACGCGACCGTTTAAGAGGCCTCGCTATAATGACTGAGTAAAAACTCAGGTGTGCCGCAGTAGCGGTGTTCCAGGCGATGACCCGTACCACATTGTTGGCCATGGGGTTGGGGGTATACGAACAGAAGCAGGGCACTTCTACGTAATGCTTCTGTGTCGTGTTTACCATAATGAACTGCACAACAATGCCGCTTTTGGGGAGCAGAAACACAGTAGTCGGCTTGATCACGTACTGCGGATACAACATCGTGCTCTGGGGCCGGGTTCCTAAAACCAAAGTGATGCATTACTTGTTCTCATGGCTGTATTATTGTTTTATGATTCATCTGCTACTTATCTCATGGAATCAAACGGATGAACCAGAAAGCATGGTCTTTTAAAGCAGTTGGTCAGGATGATCTTCGGTACTTTGGTAATAATGGTTATCACGATGACTCGACTAGTTTTTACAGATATGACAATTTTGTTCCAAACCATAAGCAAGTCAAAAAGGGAGATATTGTCATAGTAACTGACAGAAAAAATGTCCTGGGTATATCAGTTATAGATAATCTAATATCGGCTCCATACATTAAAATTCGTAACCGGTGCCCACATGAAAACTGCGCACCAGCAAAGTTAATCCATCGTAAATCTAAAAAACCAGAGTGGCGCTGCAGCAACGGTCATGAATTTAATCATCCTAAAGTAGAAGAAGTCTCTGCGCTTGAATTCAAAGCTGACTATAAAAAACATTACAAACCAATTAGTTCTGTCTCTATAACAGATTTAATATCTCACACACCTCGCTATAATGTTCAGAGTTCAATTCAGGAAATCGACTTTGAATGGGCAAAAAGTCTGTTTGGTGGCATCGTTCAGTTGAATCCTACTGAAGCGGACTGTGATGATATTCTTCTCGATGCTGATGATCAGCGAAAGGCTGTTTTGCGACATATTAAGCAACGGCGCGGTCAAAAAGCATTTCGTGACAGTTTGATAGCTCAAACCTCTAAATGTGCTGTAAGTGGCTGCGAAATTGTTGATATTCTCGAAGCTGCACATATCACTGCATACAAAAATGATACACACAATCATGTAAGCAATGGGCTATTACTGCGATGTGACATACATACGCTTTACGATCTGGAACTATTTGCTATCGATCCGGATTCATTCGCTATTTACTTTGCTCCACAGATCCAAGATAAAGAATATACGCGGTATAATGGGAAAAAATTACAAGTAACGTATAAAATTAATCGTGGAGCACTTGTGGAAAGATGGGAAAGGTTCATTGAAAAAATGATTTAGTTGAAGATGTACCGATGAGTATGGCCATTCAGATTTAGACGCTGTTACATATGGGAATTACATTTAATTAGATATTTCTTATGCTCAAAGTCTTTTCCTGATACTGAGTAGATTACCATAACTTTTGGTCACAATTCCGTTAAGGTACAGATCTTAATTATCTGTACCTATTAATATGATTCTTATGATTTAAACCGAAGGTATTAACCACCCATTGATTGTGCTGCTTGTTTAAGCAAGTTTTTACGGCACCGATAACTGACTAGTAACAACACAAATGACAAGATTGAGCTGGCTATTTTACGATATATTTCATTTTTTTCTGAATAGCTCTCATAAGCATCAGCAAGTGCACTATATGTTCTGGAAAGACGCTGTACGGATGTAAAATATGACACCATTATATTATCACATATCTCAGATTGAGAATTTTTAGATTGAGAAATATTGCGTATTATCACCTGAGTTTGAGCAACCAAAGCATCAGATAGTTTATCCTCAGATGGAGCGGAAAGTACTGAAACCAATGCCAAGTAATCTTTAGTTGCATTTTTATTACACTCCGCCAGCTGAGGGAAAATATTATGCAAGTCGTCAGCCGTCATTTTAACTGACTTGCGAACTTCCGGAGGAAGACTCGTATACCAGTTAACATATTTTAACTCTTCAAAGGGTTTTAGCATACCGATGATAATTGGTTTTTCGGCCAACCAAAAATCCAAATAACGCGATTCTGAAATGCTTACCTTTAGTGCGATTTGTGCAGTTTCAGAGAATGTATGCTCATGGGATGTCAATTCTTTCCTCATCTCACTCCGTTGTTTTTGATACTCATTACGTAAATTAGCAAACAACTGCGTATGTTCAATGACGATATTTTCATAATATCCTGGTGGCGTTACAGGAATGGATTTTAAGCTTAACCATCCAAAATTAAATAATCCAACGCATATCATGAGTAATACTGCTGCTATTTCGTATTTATTGCGCCTGACAAACTGAAAAAATACTATCATCAATACTTTTCTCTTATTAAATTTATTTGTATGTGCGGATCTTCATTCAACATCTTTCGTAATCTCCACTATTAGCTGCACTCTAGGGCTGTTAGTTTCTCACTGTGTACCTCGCTTGAATAAGTGTATGTTCTGTTTTCTTGAGAACTACATCGCACAATACAAAAAAACTTCTGCTTCGGAGGCTAGGCTGACATTGAAGTAATCTGTCTTCAAACTGACTAAAGAGTCAGCCTTGATATAGGCTGACTCATTTTAGAAATGATAACTATTTCTTGCTCGAACGGCACTCTCTGCACCAGCTTTGATTTGTCGCACCAGATGGTATTGTTCTGAAGCCGAAGAGAGCCTGTAACTCACTAGCCGTGTGTGCTGTAGTCCGTTTGCAATTTGGACATGTATGTGGAAGATTTACTGTTCCTACCATTTTGAGCTCCTTTAGATTTCACCGCGTTCTTTGAGAATCTTCATTGCGACACTTTTTTCACGATCGCTGGCTGAACTGAAGAATCCCTCTGACTTGATCAGCTGTTTCAATTCTGCACTGTTTTTACCTTCAAGACGCATTTTAATAGCCTGCAACTCATTTACTTGAGTTTCTAGTGCGCTAGCTACGCCTTTTATGATTTTTCCTGTAACGTTCCAAAATCCCACGTTTACTTCTCCATTTTTTCATCTGGTTCTTCTCGAACCAGAACATGCTGAAAAGTTTGCGATTCACTCGAGAAAACTTAATTATCGGCATGTGTCCCATAAACCTGAGAAATCAATTTTTAACAATTTATGAGAAGGGAAACAATCTTGGTGGAGGCTTGCTTACAGTGATATTTACCTAGTGTATCTTGGAGAAGATTTTGTTACGGATGTGGTGCTGCTTACGGAGTTGTATAGAGGTATATTCTTTGCCAAGAATTATTTATACGACGAAAAGATATGATTGATCTGGCGTATTATGTGAATGCTATTAAAAACGGAAAGGAAGTAATTTGTATTCAAGAATCTTGTGAATGCGATGATTTGGCTGAGGTTGAGACTATAACCATGGAATGGAGACATGATAGTGGTGTGGTAATCCGCTGTACTAATGAACTTGAAGCTACACAACATCCCAATAATGTTTGCCCTGAATGTTGGATTTGTTGGGAAGTGATAGATGCGGCAGGGCAGGAAATCTGGCCAGTGAAGAAGAATTTTTATAATGTTTGTCAGGAGTTATTCTGGTTGAGTATGAATTGACAGTCTTTACTACATTTCAATTTTTGCAACACTTCAGGCAACTAATCCTTTTTATGAGATAATGTCCGCGACCAAAGCAGGTTAGCGAGACATCAAAATGAGCACTGAAGCGGCTATCAAAATCTTCGATCCCCGGACAGCTAAGCTGGAACCACGCGGCGGTAAGTTGTCCATCCACTGGGATGATATTGCGGCAATGCTGGCAACACTGGAGCGTGAATATCCAGTGGGTTATCAGATGATAATGGTGAATTACAGGGATGATAAGCAGCAGGAGCGCGCACTGCGTGACAATGTCACAAAGTGGGCGAAAGCTTTCTGCTCTAAAAGCCAGTTAGCTGACAGACCGCTGGTTGAAAGGATGTGCCAGACCGTTGTCGATATCCAGTTCAATCGACCATTAAGTACCCAGCAGCGATCCCTTCAGCATCTACACCGACTTTATGGCCCGTATGCTCAGCGCGAGACCACGCGCATGAAGAAGCTGAAAAAACTGCTCAAGAAAGAGCAGTTAAAACCTGAGTCCAGACAGCGTACGGACCGAATCGACTATCTCGCAGAACAGATCTCCGCAGTCCGTCAGCATATTAATAACTGGGTAGTGGCCCATGCCCGGGCGTCCAATAGTTGCCCCCGCTGCCGGGGAACGGGTGTAATCACGCAGCCTCAGCATGGAGTCTGCCCTGTTTGCAGTGGCAATCGACAAATTGCACCAACACACAGGGAAATGTGCCGTCATATCAGCAGCAATACCAGTCGGGTAGAAGAGTACTGGTTCGTAATGGATGACTGCCGCTGGTGGTTGTCAGCATGCGCCACGGCTGCGACAACAAGGCTGTACGAGCTATTTGAAATTAATCGCGACAGTTGACAAAAAATGATCTCGGGATAAAAATCCCCACAATACCCATATTTTCTGAGGCCCGCTTCGCGCGGGTTTTTTCGTATTCGGAGAATGGGAAAATCAAGTAGTTGCTATGTCAACCATCTGGTGGCTCAGCGACGACAGCACTCATGCGGTCGGGTTCCCACGGTGACTGAGTGATGGAAAGGCGGTGTAAGGCATCACTGAATTCATGGTGGCCTTCGGTTAGCGTATCAATCAGTAAAAGATGGTACTCTGCGACCGACAGCGGAACGACCCTGGCATTTGCAGGGGGTATTGCTTTTTGGTGATAAGGTGGGGGTATTCGCGATGGTACATTGCATCAGTTTTCCTGTCTCATCGCCGCATGAAATTTTTCAGCACTCATAGCTAAACGCATTCATAATACAAATTAGTAGAATTTGCTCGTGGTGAATCCTCCTAAGCGGAAGGGTATAAACAGCGTTTTACATGGTCCAAAAAAGGTACGAGTCACGGAGGCTGTCCAAAGACTCACCGGGAGGCACCCGGCACCATACTCCATTAGCCCCGACTCCCCTGCCGGGGCTTTTACATTCATATTGAAAGTTTCCTACGCATCCTTTTTCCAACTATTACTGTCGCACATAGGCTGATATGAAAGAAGGTTATTACTGGATTCGTCATGTTGGTATCGTTCAGGTGGCTTACTACACTAACGACACAGTGGATGATATCGAGTCCGAAAAGACAATTATAGGGGTCTGGCATCTGACAAGGGGTGATGATATTTGCCATAACGGTGAAGCTGTTATCCTTGAAGGGCCGCTACAGCAACCACGATGACTGTTCAAAAAACTGTAATTAGTCAGGCTTTTCATTTCAGCCGTCTTTGATATATGGTATTAAACTTTAAGTATCCACAACATAGAAATGGGGCATGGAAAACACAATTTGCGAAAACGAGGAATGCTGGAAAGAGTTTATCTATTGGGAGCATAGCGGCGGCTATCCAGGCGGGAAAGATAAAGAGCCGATCATTTGCCCTTATTGCGGAACCATTAATGGTTACATTATGACCAGTGGTTTAATCTCCAGTAAGAAGTTAGAAGACAAATAAGCAGGGTTATCCCTACGAGCCTCGACACATGTCGGGGCTTTTTATTTGCGCAAATCCCATCGTTAACTATCAACTTTCTTACTTGGTAGTTAAATCAAGCAGTGGGATTTGCGGAAAAATAAGGTAATCAATCCACTATAATCGTGAGGTATAAAATGAATTTGCTAAAAAAAATTATTGTTGTAGTTATTTCAGTCGTATCCTTTCAGAGTTTTGCACAGAGTTATCCAAATTACCAGGATATTCCCGGTACCGTAAAAACAGGAATGAATTCTATTATTCAGTTTTTGCCTGGTGACGATACTTCAGGAGAAAATTCGATACCTGAAAATTCACTAGGCTATCCTGATGGTTCGGATACTTCAGGTGTAACATCGCTGGGGCTGTCAGGAAGCCTAATCGGATCTTTTAAACCGTATGTTTTAAAAGGTGATGGAACTAATGCAGCAGAATTATATGTGTATGAATGGGGTTGGTTTGATAATTTTGAAGTTTACATTTCAAAAGATGAAACCAACTGGATAAAATTAACTGAAGTTTCTGATGGTAAAAATTCACCACATCAGGATGGTCGGGGTTCGTGGGTTGGGTATGACGTTGATACTACAGGTGGTTCGGTTGATCTCTATCCGTTTGTTAAAGTTGTCGATTTAGGAACACAAAAAAGTAATCCTCCTGGTTCAAGTGGGGCTGATATTGATTCAGTTGTAATTACAAACGGCCAGTTCATAGGTGGAGGGTTAATAGTTGATACTGATTCACGAAATGGTCAGGTATTTAACCTTGAATTGAGCAAAGGAAGCGGTGCAGTTGGGGTTAATATTATTAATAAGGACAACACTGAAAAGTATGTACCATTCACAACGGATGATTCTATAATCCCTGTCGCTCTTTCAGTACAAGGAAATTTTGATTGCAATGATGAAAAAGATATTAATGTATTAGCAACCAGAAAGAGTGATGGTATGCAACTTAATATTATTAAAGACCAAAATGGAACAGATATTAGAACTATCTATAATTCTACTTTTAAATAAGCGTAGCAAAATAGAAATAGCCTTTTCTTGAGGCCTTCTCAGGACATAAATCATGCCTCACAAAAACATAACGCTCTGGCAGTGGCTGGTTCTGGTGCTGTCGGCCCCGAACGAGGCTGTCAAAGTGTGTCTGGCATTGGTGGGGGGAGAAGCTGCGCGCTGGCTGCTTGGTGACAGAACGCATTTCCGCTATGTCCTGGGTGATTTTATTGCCTGCCTGCTCATCTACTGCGCCATTCGCCCGTATATCAGCCTCATGCCGTCAGTCTACGGATTCAAGGTATCGCCCGATCTCGTTGTTCTGATCATCTCTCTGCTGGGTACTCACGGAATTAAATCCATTGTGGTGGCAGTTGCGGGTAAATTTGGCCTCGATTTGAGAGATATTCAAAAGGATCGCAGTTTATAAAATTCTGCAAAATGGCGTTGGTCAGCACGCAAAACCAGTGAATTATGCTGATTTAGCAGCTGAGCAATGGGCCGTTTTTCGGGGTAAATATTTTTCTACGTAGTATAAAATTCTGACTGAGGTAATCACTATGAAAAAAGCTCTACTCGTAATTAGCGCGGGCGTGGCGCTGTGTGCGCTGTCTGCCTGCTCTCATTACACCGAGGCAACCACCGCCAACGGCACCACCGTTAAACACATTGCCCCCGGTACCAGCGTTACCACCAACTCCGGCGGGTGTATTAATTCTGCTGGCGTCACGTGTGAACAGCAGGGAGTAACGACCGCGCAGTAGCCTGCGAAATGATAAAAAGGCCAGGGGATGGACATCATCATCCCCGGTAACTTGTTGGCAAGCTGTTGTTGTTTTCTCCCGATTAGAGAGTGGACTGATAGATGTGACTACACAGAAAATTTAACATGAAATTAACTCATTACCAGCATATTTAATATTTTTATTATGAATATATAGGTAGTCAAAAAATAGAATGCGGCATGGAATACAGTGGTTATTGCCCTGCGTAGGCGTTGAGCAATGATTATTTGGTGATGTTATGGCGAAAACGGACTGGAAAAAGCTGGAGCAGGAATTCCAGCGCGCGCACGCCAAAACTGGCATCAAATTGCAGGACTGGTGCGAGCAGCGAGGAATAAGCTATGCCAGTGCGCGCAGGTATATTAAAACGCGCAAAAGCGCACAAGATAATGCGCAGGGTACGCAAAAAAAAGTGCGCAAAAGTGCGCAGAAAAAGAAGCCAGAAGCCAGTAATGGCGAGGACTCCCAGCAAAAAACATCTCACCACGACAACGACGATAATTGCGCAGATCAGCCAGAAACGAAACGGATTCGCGGATCCCGATCTTTGGCCCCGACAAACGCGTTTCAGGAGCGCAATACCGCCGCTGTAAAACACCGTGGCTATGCGAAGTATCTGGACGTAGATGGTCTGATGGATGATGCCAGCGAGATGGCACTCTTTGATGAACTGGTAGACTGAACAAATAAATCGCCGTATCATTCTTCTAATGATGCCGAGTATCGCCCAAAGCGATCTCGGCTTTTTTATTGCCTTTTTTCGGGAGTGCATCATGCCTTTATCTCGACAGAATGAGTTCGATCCTGGCGTTCCACCAGCAGAGTACGCCTTAGCCGACGCGCCCGGCGCAGAGTTTATGGATATCCCCAAAGCATTTGGCGTAGGGGCTGGTGAAGGTACGGCATCCATGGGCAAGGGGCTACGGTCCGTGCAGGAGCCTATTCAGCGTGCCGTTGACCGAACCGCCGGGACTCAGGCAGCGCCTTATGCCGGAATGGCAACTGCTGGTACCGCGCTGGGTGAAGTACTGGACGATGTGGGTACTGAAGTAGGTAACTTCTTCAAAGGGCATATGTCTGAGGGCGGGCAGAAAGTCCTGAATACGCCGCTCTACCAGGAAGGGCACTTCACCGATACGGCAAAAAATCCGCTTAACTGGCCGATTATTGCCGCCGATGCGGTCGGACAAACTGCGCCGGTGCTCGCAGCGTCTGCTGCTGGTGGTGTGCCGATGGCAACTATGGCCGGTTTTGCTCAAAATGCTGGTGGTATCAGTGACTCAGTGCATAACGTGATTATGCAATCTGACGACAACCAACTGATGCAGAGTCCGACATTTGTCAGTTTGTTTAAAAATATCGACCAGGATCCGCAGTATTCGAGTTACAGCGACCTGCAGAAAATCGACCTTGCTAAAAAGCAGCTGGCCGATACTATTGCCATGGCTGATTTAGGCGATCCAAAGATGCTGGCAGCAAACCTTGTAGCCTCTTATACCGGTGATGCGTATTTGGGTGAATTGTTTGCTGGGCGGATGTTGTCCAGCTCAGTCGCCAAGACCGCCGGCAAGGCCATTCTTCGGGATGGGGGAATCAATGCTGGTTTTGCGGGTATCAGTCAGTTAACTGAAAACGAAGGCATGACGTTAGCCGGATCTCATGGTGACGCGGATCAGGGCGTAAAAGACCAGATGATCACCGGTGGGCTGACGGGGCTGGCAATGGGCGGCGTTCCAGCGATTGTGGGTCATGTCAGAGAGGGAATGGCAGCGCGCAGGGAAGGGCAGAACGCTGGCGAATCAGAAGAACCGGCAACACCGGCGGAAGAAAAAACCGAAAAAGCTGTTGATGATATCGAGACTGGCGCTCAGGAAGTTCAGCAGGGCATGCAGGATCTGAAAGAAGACCTGACCCCTGAACCTCATGAAGATATGTTTAGTAAGGGGTTGGGTGAGGAAGGTAACACGTCAACCGAACCACCAGCCGGTTATCGTACCGGGCTGTCACCTGAACAGGTAGCCGAGCAGGAACGTCTCGCTGAAGGTTTTACCGACCGCGAAAAATTCGGCGGTAATGGTCCGGATGATTTTGCTGATATCCCTGCATACATGCGGGCGGGTAAAACAGTACACGCTGATCCTGATTCCCGACCCTTTCACCTGGTTGATACAGCGGGACCAGAGGGGCAGGTAAAAGCGCGCTTCGATGATAAAAATGATGCTGAGTTCTTCCGCTACGCACAACTGCTGGATCAGTATACCCGTGGTAATCATCCTGATCCGGATGAGGCTGAGCACCAGGCGGTAAAAGACTGGTTCTACCGTATGACGCGCGGTGTTAAGCGCGAAGATGCCGAGACACCGAAGAAACGTAAGCGCGGTAAAAAATCCCCGGACGTCGCCGAGGCACCGAAGAGAGAACCCCGTAACGACTTCGAGGCTCAGAACATCTTCGAAACGATCATGGGGTATTACCAGTACGTTCAGGATGCGGCGAAAGATGCTCAGAACGGCGAATTTACAGCGCCTTCAATGGGTGAGTATGCAGATCATCGCTTCCCGGATCGTCCGCTACAGATTGAGGATAAGAACATTATTTTCGCTGGCGGCCCTAACCGTTACCCTGGTGAGCCATTAGGTGATGAGCGCCAGGCCGGTGGCGGTCCGGAGTTCCGCGCCGGTGAGCATGTTCGCCCTGATTACATCCCCGCTGATCGCAGTGGTGGCCCGGTTCGCGCTATCAATACCATTGAGGGTGAAGCCCGTCGCGTTATCCCGGCGATTGAAGATAAAAACATCATTTTCTCTGGCGCTGAAGGTACTGATGAAGGGCAACGCGGTGCACCGCCCCAGTTTGAAGGCGGCAGGACTAAGGCACGGCGCCGACTTGATCGCTTTGAAGAGCGAACGGGTTCAAAACAGAAATACCCGGAGCTACCACAGCATCAATTGCCGTCCGGTAAAATAACACCTCCTGATTCAGTAAATGACGCAGCCCGATCCGGCAATAGTGAACTCTATATGCGCCGGAACGGCAAGCCGTTTCCAAGCGAAGGGCTGGCGCGACTGAGCAAACCGTATGAAGAGGCTAAAAAATCCGGGAAAAAGCCGGAGGTTGTGAAAGTGGATGGCGGTTATGCCGTCGATGTACCGGAGAAGAAGGAAAAGCCTGCAAAAAAGGCCGAACCGGTGAGAGAGCCTGATAAGCCTAAAGACAGCCAGCCTGAAACATTGCCCCTTCCTAAAACTGATATCACTATTTCCAGCCCCGACCAGCATGCTTCTTTCTTCCGAAATCTGATCGAAAACCCTGACGCCGTAAAACCGAATGACGTGCGCGCCGCACTGGATTCGACACTCGCCAACAAAGAAATCATTTTGCAGGGGCTGAATAAGCTGACAAAAAAACAGCTTGAGCCTTTCAGTGGACGCTATGTGCCGTCTGATGTGAAAAAGGATCGGCTGGTGGCGAATGCCTGGGATTCACTGGTTAATGACTTCCGCTGGCTGACAAACAAAGGTCCGACAATGGTGACCACCGGGAATAGCCGTATTGAAGACCTGGCCCGTGATGCTATGAAGGGGATCACTCAGTCGGATATCAACGAATATACGGATAGTGTGAAACAGGAGCGTGCGGAGCGACAAAAGCGCGCTGAAGCTTTCCGTTCGGCGATTGAGGATCCTAAGACGCTGGATGATTACCGCACCCTGATTAAAGCGAAGGGCCGTGCTTCGCTGACGCCTCAGCAGTCCGAAATCTATGATCAATTACTGGCAGATCAACATCTGGCGCAACAGAAGGATGCGAAGGCGAAACCGCGCGTGTCTGCCGGGTTCAGCCATGATGGTGAAGATCTGCAGATCAACCCGATAGAGGAAGGCAAGAACAGTAAAACCGGTGAGACGATCTATAACGTTAATCTGGAAACCCGCCTTGGCACTGAGAGGTTTAAGGAAGCGGCCAGCATGGCACGACAACTGGGCGGCGGATACTGGCGGGGAAATTTCTGGTTTCCAACACAGGAAAAAGCAGAGCAGTTTACTAACTGGTTGCGCGGGGACAGTGTGGATCATTCGGCCAGTGACGCTGAGCGTCAACAGCGTAAACAGGAGCAGCAGGCAGGGCGACTAACCGGTTCATCAGAGCGGTTGCGCGATAATGCTGAAGAGCGTCTGAATGCCGATCGTAAAGTGAATACTGTTAAGCGACTGCGCGAGGCCGCTTCGGCAATGGATCAGGCCAACCGTGATCTGCGAGATGCTGATATTATGCAGAAAATTGCGAGTGGCATAGGTGACGGCAGCCTGAAGTACCTGACAGGTATTCAGCATAAAACCCAGATCGATACCTTGCGGGGCATTGCCCGTCGTCTGGTATACGATATCCCCCAGGATATCCGTGACAAACTGAGCTATACCACCAGCGACGGCAAACGGGAGTGGAACGATGATGTACCGCTCGCCAGCCGTGTGAAGTATGCCCGCTACCCGATGCTGGACTGGCATCCGTCTACGCTATTCGATGTGCTGGCCAAGATGGGAGATGCGCGGGGTTACAAGCTGGCAGCCGCTGATCTACGGCTGTCTCAGCAGCTCGAGCATGGCATGTCCCGCCTGCCAGCCGGTCGTAAAGCCAATGATAAACTCGCTGCATATCTTTCTTCTCAGCCCGGAAGCTGGCCGGAGTATGTTGCCGAGTTTAACCGCCTGCAGCGAGCCGGGATCACGACACGCCCAATGTTGCGAGCGGCACTGATTGAACTGGAAAAACTGTCTGGTGATGTACCTTTGCCTGATATCCCGAAGATTCAGAAGATGGAGATGGATCTCCGTAAAAAACTGGCATGGGATCGCAATGCCTTCAATGACTTCTTCCCGACACCTGAAAGTCGCGCCGACTGGATTGCCAGTGAAGCGGATATTCAGCCAGGTATGGATGTGCTGGAACCTTCCGCCGGTAACGGCGTACTGGCCGAAGCGGCACGAAAAGCGGGTGGTAATGTTGATGTTGTCGAACTGGAGCAGCAACTTCGCGATATCCTGAAAGAGAAGGGCTTCAATGTCGTTGGTAGCGACTTTGATACCTTTACCCCCGATAAGCTGTATGACCGCGTGTTAATGAATCCGCCATTTTCACACGACCTTGATATCAAGCATGTCCAGAAAGCCTTTGAACACCTGAAGCCGGGCGGCAAGTTGACTGCGATCGTTTCTACAATGGCTGGCGAGCGTAGCAATAAGCGCAATAAGGCGTTCCGCGAATGGCTGAATGAACTGGGGGCGCATGAACAGCAGTTGCCGGAAGGTATGTTCAAAGAGTCAATGAATCCCACCAGCGTAGCCACTAAACTGATTACGCTGACGAAGCCGGAAGAGGCTAATTTCTCCAAAGTCCCTCGCAGTTCCTGGGATGATGATTTCCCGGATACTGTTTTGCATGGACGTCTGGGTGATGCCACGGCGCATAAAGATTATGCGGCTGCCAAAGGTGGCGATGATGCCGCCGCGCGCCGACTGGTAGCGGACATAATGACCCGTCAGTCGGTTGATGAATTGCGTCAACTATTGAACGGTCGCAAGGCTATACTCACCGCCGTTCACGCCGAAGAAGCCGTCAGTCGGAACGCTATTCCCCAAGCAATGGCGGATGTGCTGGGTAAAGTTCTCGATCTGGAAGTTGATCCTCATCTTCTGCAATCGGCAAAAGTGGGGCGTACTGCGCAGGATGGTTTCGGGCGTCTTACGAACCAGCCCGCCTTTGATGGTCCGGTGCGTACCGATTTACCTTACATCCTTCTTGATGACACCCTGACGCAGGGCGGTACATTAGCGAATCTGAAGGGCTATATTGAAAACCATGGTGGTAAGGTTATTGGCACCAGCGCGTTGACGGGCAAGCGTTATTCAGCGAAAATTGCATTAGCTGCTGATACGCTTCGCAAATTGCGCGATCACTTTGAGGGTACCCATCTTGAAAACTGGTGGAACGAACAACACGGATATGGCTTCGACAGGCTCACAGAGTCAGAAGCGAACTACCTCCTTCGTGCCGCGGATGCTGACAAAATCCGAGATCGAGTCCTTGCGTCAAGACAAGATGGAGCGGCATCTCCGCAACCAGGAAGCCCTGAAAACAATGGATCTATCCCACCTGATGTAACGGGTAACTTTTCCAACAAAAACGCCTCCGAATCCGGGGGCGTTTTTGCATCTGGCTCTCCGCGTGAGCGTATTCGTTCCGGTATTGCTGATTATCAGCCACGCGGGTTGAGTAAAAAGCAGGTAGAAGAGGAGGCCGCCAGGTTCCTGAAAAAATGGAATGGGGCAGGTGGTATTGCCGTGCAGGTAGCGAAGGATATGGCGGAAGCTGAGCGACAGGCGGGTTTCCCGCTGCCAGATGCGCTCATTCATGCAATGCACCTGCCTAACAGTGGCCGGATTATCCTGGTCGCAAAAAATCTCGACAGTCTTTCTCATGTGCGTGCCAAGCTGCGGCACGAAATTCTTGGGCACCATGCCCTTTCGGAAGTAGTCGGCCCGGCAGAATACGATAAGTTGCTGCGATCTGTAGCCGCTGGACAGAATTCCAAATCACTTAAACCTTACTTTGACCGCGTAATTGAAAACTACGAGGGTGCAGATCCCTGGAAGCAGGTCGAAGAGGTTATCAGTCACGTTATCGAAGACGGCGAGCGCGGTTTTCTTGGCCGGGCTTGGGACCGCGTGTCCGGCGCCGTTCTGCAGGCTTTGCGTAAATCCGGTTTCCTGAGTGATGAAAACATCACTGCCGGAGAAGTGCGGGGTATGATGGCCCCAATTGCCAAACGCCTTAAAAATCTTGGCGACTGGGCGGAGAAAACGGATAAGGCCCGGGATTTGACCGTTAATTTCAGTCTTACCGGGAAAGACGGGCTATTCAGCAAGCCATTACCAGGGGAAACCGAGACCGAAGCGACTCAGCGGCGCTCTAAGAATTTTGGCCGGGTTATCCATGATACCGTTGGTAATGTCCACAATTTGCGCCCGACCGATATTATTAAGCGTCTGACCTCTAACCTCAGTTCCAATGCCCTGATGATTGGTACCCTGACAAACCGACAACTGGCGGCGGTCTATAACAAACTGATGAAAACTGACTATGCCGGTCAGTATCAGGATCTACAGGCGAAAATGGAGGCCCGCCGTAACAGGATCATGAACTCAGCAGAGAGGGGCATTGAAAATCAGTGGAATAAGCTGAGTAAAGATGAAAGCCGCTCGCTGTCTGATCTGATGGTAGACGCAACCATGACCCGTGTTCACCCTGACAAGCCTCTTGCAGAACAGGATCGTTTCCAGAATCTGAAGAATGAGCAGACCCGGCTCCGCTCGTCAAAAAGCGGTGATAACAAAGAAGAGGCCGCCAGCCGACTTGTCCAAGTGAGCGCCGATCTGGATGCGATGCGCGAGAATTATAACGATCTCCACAGCCGTTGGATGAAGTTGTCTCCGGAAGCCAAAGAACTCTGGCACAAAACCGAAAAATGGTACAAAAACAGCTATGCCGACCTCAAAGAAGCGCTCATCCAGCGTATCAATGATGTTGGTGGCGACCAGAACGCCGCGTTGATAAGTCGAGTCAGGGAGCAGTTTGAACGGGCTTTGAAGGACGGGCCGTATTTCCCGCTGGCTCGCTTTGGTAAGTACGTTGTTACAGCCCGCAAAGACGGTGATTACATTCGTGAGCACTTCGAAACCCGTAGCTCCGCTTTGGCCGCTCTGGAAGCGTACCGGAAAGATGGTTACGAAGCCGTCCAGTCAGTGAAAGCGAAAGACAACGGAAAAAATAATGATTCGGCTCATAGTCTGGGTAAAGAGATCCTCGAACTGCTGAACAAGTCCGAAGATGGCAGTCTGAACAAGGAGCAACTGACTGATCAGGTGTGGCAGACAATGCTTGAATTGATGCCTGATGCCAGTTACGCCCGCCATTTTATTCGCCGTCGCCGGGTGAAAGGCGCCAGCCATGATGCGCGGCGCGCATTCGCAAACAGCGCCTTCCACTTCGCCCACCACGTTTCCAAGATCGAATACGGTCACAAGATGCAGGCTGTCCTCGATGATATGGGGAATGAAATCGACGCGGCAATGAAGGGGGATTACTCTGGCGTCCAGCCGGATAACCTTGAAACTGCCCAGCGCATGCTGGACGAACTGAAGATGCGCCACGAGATGACAATGAATCCTTCTGGCGATGGTTTCGGGAATGCTCTGACCGGTACCGGGTATGTGTTCAACATGGCGGCTAACCCTTCCTCAGCGATAATCAACATGACACAGACCGCGCTGGTGGCCTTACCACAACTTGCCGCCAGATACGGCTGGAAGAATGCCCTGAAAGCGATGGGGGCGGCGACCGTTGATTACTTCAGATCGGCTGATAAACGATTCAAATGGTTTGGTAAAGGGTCTTCGTGGCTGGATCGTGATGCCTGGCTGTCCATGAGCCGCAGTAACCGGTTAAATGCCGACGAACTGGAACTGATGAAACGCCTTAATGAGGATGGCGTGATATCCATTACTCAGGCGTCTTCACTCGCACAGCGCGCTGAATCAGGGACGCAGGATAAGATCCATTTCAATAAGGCTCTGGATATGTCCATTCTGGTCGGTGGACAGCTATTTCATAACATTGAAGTAGCAAACCGTGAAGTTACCGCGCTGGCCGCGTATCGCCTTGCTAAAGACGCGGCTGGTGGGCGTATTGATCCGGTGCAGGCGTATAAAGTCGCCAGCAACGCTGTATATGATGCGCATTTTGACTACAGCAGTTCAAACAGGCCACGCTGGATGCGGCAGAGTTGGCAGAAGGTCCTCTTCCAGTTCAAGATGTATGCCCAGCACATGTTTTATACCCTGGGTCGAAGCTTTACCCAGTCATTCAAGGGCGAAACGCCAGAAATCCGCAGGCAGGCGCAGAAAGAATTTCTGGGGTATATGCTGATGCATACTCTGGCCGCCGGTGTTACCGGGTTACCGTATGCAGTCCAGGCCATCTTTGGCGCGGCGGCTCAGGGGATTCATGCAGCAGTCTCGGATGATGATGCCCCATGGGATCCGGAAGTGGCACTCAAAAACTGGCTGAGTGATGAGCTTGGTGGTTTCGCTTCCACAGTAATTACTGACGGCGTAGTCAACGCACTGGGTATCGATCTCCATTCCCGGTCTGGTATTCAGGATTTGCTTTGGCGAAGCGCGCCAGCGGGTACTGAGGGGAAGGACTGGTATATTTTCTACATGGAGCAGATGTTGGGCCCAACAATCGGGGGGATCGGCCTTAATTTTGCCAGTGGTTACGACAAAATGGCAAAAGGTGACTGGCTGGGGGGGATTCAGACAGTAACACCGGCAGCAGTGAAAAATCTGGTGAAGACCTATGCTGAAGCCATTCGAGGTATATCCACGTCCTCCGGGGAGGAAATCGTACCGGCTGATGAGTTTACCAACTTTGAACTAGCAGCCCAGGCATTTGGATTTAGCCCGTCAAGGATCGGCCAAGCGTATGATGCCCGCTCGGCTGTCAAAAATGTGCAGTCTGAGCTATCAAATCGCCGGGCTCAATTATTGCAGCGATATTTTGCAAACGCTATGAGTAGAGATGATAACGGCGAGGTTCTGGAAGATATTCAGGCCTATAATCGCAGCAACCCCACCAACGCTATCACCGGCGAAATAATCTTGAAGACGATGAGGCAGAAGCAGAAAGCAAGGCTGAAAAAGGAAAGGGGACTTGCACTGAGTCGGAAGGATGAGCACCTGAGAAGATTAGGTAAGTTTGGGGGTTATGATCCTATTTTGTAA